GTTGTGGTAAATCAGCGTATAATATCGGAGCGTTTTCTATTACGTCTACCGTTTCAGTTGTTAAACGTGTTTTTAAAGCACCATTTGACTTGAAAAAAGCATTGATAATATCTTTTTTACAATACATTACCATTGTCGCTAAATACGGATACCAATAAAATAAATTACGTTTAATAGTGTATCTTAAATTAGCGAAAGAACTACCAACACCATCAATTAATGAAAACCCTTGATTTGTTCTTGTTTGCCATTGTACGTTAGTGTAGAAGTGTTTGATTTGAATAAACCAATCGCCATCAGCTAACACAACCGTAATCGTATTAGGATGTAACACTAAAACAGTACTTGTTAAACTTACAACGGTATAAAATCCAGCGTTAGTACCGTTCAACACTTCAACGGTCATTCCAACGCTTAAACCTTGCGTTATCCAATTAATAACAACGCTATCGTTACTATCTGCAATTGTTCTGTTTAATATTTCTAAATTACCGTTAACAACTCTTATAAATAACCTTGCGTTGATTATTCCAAAGCTATTCGGAGCAAGAGCAATCATGTCCTCAATACAAAGATTATTGTCGTCGTCAGTCGATGTAGTAGGTTTACTGATTTCTTGGTTAACAATATCTTGTATCATTAACGGATCACGTATTAAATCATTTTTAACCTCTTTACTATTTTCTACCTTAGTGTTTTGTATTTTCCACTCCGATTGCGTATGTACTGATTCAGTAGTTCCAACGATTGACCTATCTTGTGCAAACTTAGAATAATTGTACAACATTTTATTAGTTGCGAAACGGTCATTTACATCGACGTTTAATGTTTCACTTGGTATAACCGAATAAACGCCAATTTCATCGTTAGTATAATAATCGGGATATTGACCTATAAACAACTCGTTTTCGTTTAATTCTACATCTGCGCATACTTCCTCAACACTTCCAAATATATCTTTTAACGTGAAGTATAAAAAGTCATTCCGTTGTGTAACCATTCTTTTATTAAATATTGCTTGGTCAAAGAAACGCCCACCACTTGTAAACAAAGAAGCGTTAAACGGTAAATCGTGAACCATTAAATTACCTTGCTTAATTAAATCGACATATCGAACAGCAGTAATAACGTTGTCTAAAGCAGTTGAAATAGCATTAATTTCAATATCTAAAGATGTGATATTTACAGTTGATGAAAGAAGTGCTATAATACTAGGTAAACCCCCAACAGGGACAAGTGTAGTTTGTGCAGTAAAGTAAATATAAATTCTAAATCCTCTTTGAACGCTTGGTAAATTTAAGGTAAATTGACTAGGAACAGGGCTAGGGAAATTACCACTAGGATTTGATTTAGTAAATGATTTACTCCAAAGTGTATAAGGTGTAAAACCACCTAAATCTAAATCTTGGTCGCTAACCATTACCATTAACTTAACTATTCCAGAACTTGAAGCTCCTACATAAGCGTTCGTACTAAAAAACGCTTGTGCGGATGCAACTATATTAGTGATATTAATAGTTACATTGGTTAAATCTTGCTTTGCTTCAATGTAAGTGAAGTTAGTATCGTTAGGTGTCATAAAACCACTAACTAGAGAAGTAGCGTAATTGTTACTAATAAATGACAAAGTGTTATCTATTCCGTATTCATCGGTAATATTACAGTTGTTTCCGCCCCAATTAATATAAGATAATGTACCACCAAAGTTTGAAATTGACGAAAACGCACTTGTTACTTGATTATTACTTCTGAATTTACTTCTTTGATTTTCGGGTGTAGCACGTTTAAGATAATTGAAAGTTGGAATTGGCGTAACGGGTTGCTCAAATATCCCTTTAGTTCCAAAAGCGTTTAACTTATCATCCATTCTACGCTTATAATCCATAACTTTAGAGTTATCGATTAATGAGCATTGAAAATAAGTATAACCATCGGTTACGTCTTTATCAGCTACATTCAATCCGTAAACTTTAAAATCAACATTACCAACTTTAATTAAAAAGTCAACATCCATTTCAAAACCGTACTCTGAATAAATGTACAAAAGCCATTCTAAACCGTAATCTAAAAACATAGACGTATCTCCTTGCGGATTTATAACTTGTGGCGTTGTAATTGCCTCGCCTTTTTCTTTAATGAATTTAAGCTTATCTAAAGCACCATATTTAACTGAACGTGCAAATCGTTTACTTTCTTGTTCTACTACGAATTTTGCACCATCAAAACCTATTGGCTCGCTTATGCGATACCAATCGGGATTACCTAACGAATTAAATCGTAACCAAAAACTAATCTCATTTGCTTGTAAAGGATTGTTGCTCATTATACGTTTTTACCTATTCCGTTAAATCTATTGTTCATATTTTGTTTAATCGTATTGCCATTACGCACATAATCGTTAAATCCGTTCTTGTCGATAATTGGCGTGTATTCTGTTTTGTTTTGGATAGCTGAAACAATGTTTTGTCCGATACGTTCAAATTCTAAAACGTTTGTGTTAACGTCATCTTTTTGCATCGATATGCCGTTACTTAAAAGTACATTATTTAAGTCATTGTTAAACATTAAAGCAGTTTCAGAAGCAGTAAATACTTTTGTTCCTTTAGGAGCGTTAAGTATTTTGTTTCTTTCGTTATAAACTTTTATCTTGCCGTCTGGAGTTTGTACCGCTTCTTTATACATTCCTCCCTTTTGGTCGTTAATTTTCATTTTACCTCCAATGTGGTTGTCTGTTCCAAATTCATAAGCTGGTGGTTGTTGTGCGTTTATTTGTGATATTTGAAATAATGAAATACCAGTTAAAATAGCTCCTAAAATTGTAGCAGTTACCCAGTTATTTTCAGCGTACAAACTAACTATTGCTTGCGCAGTATCTATAATTACATTTGCCTTTGCTATTTTCTTTTTATTTTCAAACGCTTTTAATTCTGCTTGATGTTTTCTTTCTTCAAACTGTCTTTGTATTTCTTCTCTAGCAGTTGTACTATCTCCAGCAAACGCAATCGCTTCATCTCTTTCACGTTCTAAATTAGAAAGTGTATTTGCTAATTTTGCGTCTTCTGCTTCTGAAAGTTTATTCATAACCTCTTGTGCTATTTCAGCAAAAACTTGAAAGGCTACTCCTAAATCATCCCAAACGGTTTCAGTAGACCTTGCGTATTCCATAAGGTTTTCAAACATCGTCTTACCATTCTCGTCTATTTCAAAGAACATTTGAGAAAGTTGCCTAAAACCAGAATTGTTTAAAAACTCAGAAGTAAAAGAACCAAAGAAATTATCAAAACCCTCTTTTAATTTAGCTATTTCTTCTTTTGTTTTTCCAGCTTCTTCTTGAATTTTAATAAATCCGTCGATAAGACCTTTGTATCTTTCGGGATCTAAAATAAAAGTTCCTGAACCGAATTTCTCTTCGTCTGCTATTTTACCAGTATCTTTTACACCGTTTTCAACTTTTATCTTATCAAGTGTTTCAAGGTGTTTTTTAAATGCGTTTTCTTGGTCTGTGTAATATTTATTGGTTGCTATTTTTTCTAAATTCTTAACGTCTTTTTCATTCTTACCGTTAAGTTTGGCCAAACGCATTTCTTCATCATATTTAAACTTTATGATTTCCATTTCTTTTTCAGCTAATTGGAAAGCATATAAAATATAATCGTTACCTAAATTCTTTTTATTGTCGTAGTTGTCTTGTATAATTTCAAGTTCACGCTCTAAATCAGATAGCTTTCTATTATAGTCGTTTTGACGTAAATCCTCTAAAGCTTTCGCTAATTTTTCAGCGTTTTTAATTTGTTTTTCGGTAGATTCGTTGTCTGCCGTTTGAACTGCTTTTTTACTTTCTAAAGCAGTAGCGTAACCACGTATCAATCCAATTGTTTTTCTATATTGATTGTTTAAATTTGCTATTTGTTGTTCATTCTGTTTAATTGAATTTTTAGCAAAAGTAGGCAAAACCTCTCCTAAAGGAGTGTTTCTAGTCTGTGTGCTTTTAATTTCTTTGTTTTTTTCTACTAAAGCTTTTGTAGTTCTATTTATAGATTCTGCTTCGTCTTTCAACTCGCTTATTCTGTCATTAGCGTATTGCTTCCGTTGGTCAGCATCTGAAATATTAGCTAAATTTTTCTTTGCTAATTGCGATGCGCTTTCTTGTATTCCGTCAAGCTCTTTTTTTCTTAAAGTTTCGTTGCTTGAAAAAAATATTTGGTATTGTTTTATAGCGTATGTAATCTCATTAATTCTATCTGCAAAGAATTTAGATAGTTTATTTCCGTCATCATCTAAAGAAGCTACAAAGTTACGCCAAGCATTAGTTAATCTATTTTGCGCACTCGCTAAATTCTCAACTCGTTTAACGTTTTCAATTCCGTATGTAATCTCTAATTGTTTAGCGAATTTAGGCAACACTTCACTAGCTATTAAATCGCCAGCTTTCATCATTTTAGCTAATTCTTTTTCAGTAACTCCAACTGCTTTAGCCATAATTCCAAATGCGCCTGGCAAAGCTTCTCCTAATTGACCTCTCAACTCTTCCGCTTGGATAGTTCCTTTCGACATCATTTGATTGAGTGCTAAAAACGCACGTTCTTGACTTTGAACACTTAATCCCATTGAAGCACCAGCTTTGGTAATACTTTCAAATATACCTTGTATTTCGCTTGATGAAATTTTATCTTTTGCACTTACATAAAACTGTGTAAACTGTTTCGTTAAGTCATTAATTGAAACTCCATAAGCTTCTGAAATTCTAGCGATAAATGCTTGTTGTGCGTAATAATTCTCTTGCGTATCAGTTACTAGTTTAAGAGCATTATTTAATGACATTATTTCCTTTGTTTGTTGGAAAATATCACGTGTTATCATTGCAAAAGCAGTAACGCCACCAACTACTCCAAAAGCATTTAATAAATCACGCCCTAAACCGATGCTTCTTTGTCCTGTTCTATTCCATTTATCTACTGCTCTGTCTGCTGATAAAACTTGCGTTTGTAGCGTTCTAAACTCTTTTTGAGCAGTACGCAACTCTTTATTAAATTCTCTTTGTGTTTGATTAGCTAAACGCCCTCTTACAATTAGATTTTGATATTTTTCAGAAGCAATAGCAACCGAAGATGATAGTTTACGATATTCTCCAGCTACCTCTGATGTTAATGTAGCTTCTCTTCTCTTTTCGGTATTTAATATTTGAGTGTCAACTTTCTGCTGAGTAGTCATTGTAGCTGATGACTTTTTAGCTTTGTTACTAGCAACGATAGCATCTTGCACCGCCTTTTCACTTTGCGCAATAGCTTTGTTTGTTTCGGCTATTTGCTTTTGATTTGCTAAATATTCACTAGGTATTTTAGAGTAGGTAGCATTTAACGCAATAACTTTTTCATTCAGCTTTGTAGCAGTTGAAATTTGCGCATCTAAAGCGGATGTAATACCGTCAATAGCACTCTTGGTTTCTATAAAATTACTATTTGCCATTTGCTTGTGCTTGTTGTTTTTGTTTTGCTAATTTTTTATAACTCGCATATTCTGCTACCGTAGTTTCTTTAAAATTTAACGTTATTCCTAATTCTACCGACACAGTAGCTATTAAATCAAATCCACTAACTACTTCTTTTTCTCCAGTATTTTTAATTTCTCGCTCTAGTTTTTCTATGTTGTTTTCAAAATTACTGATTGATGATTGTACTTTTAAAACTAAATCAACATATCCAATACTTAAATTAACTTTGTTTTTAGTTTGATTTTCGTATATATCAATTAATTGTTTTCTTTGGCTTAATACTTTTTCGGTTTGTTCTATTTTAGCTAAACTTACTAATCCATTATGAATAGTATAAAGTATATTTAACCTTGTTTTTTTAATCAATAATTCGTTTTGCTTGCGAAGTATTAATTTAGCAAAATTATCGTTTGTAAGTGTCCAAAAATCATCGTACAACTTAATCCAATGATTCTCTAAAACTTCTATCGATGCTTCTTTACTTAATATTGTTAAATCTTGGGTTTGTAATATCTTTATAAAATCAATCATTAACAGAGTTTCCAAACTCGGCAATATGACACCAGCTTGATCCTTTTGTTTTTTTGATTTTAGGAAGTATTTTTTTAAAAGATTTATCATTTGCTATTTTTGTTTGTCCGTTTTCTGTTTCTTTAAAAAACCAATATACATTACCAGTAGCTTCATATATTTCTTTATGTCTTTGTAAATTTTGCTTAACGGTTATTGGAGCGTTTTTTTGGCAACTAAAGCATTCATTCATAATATGTATTTTTTGTATAAAAATTCAATTGTTATTACTGAAATTTCATTGATTAATATTTCTTTTTCTTTTTCGGTTATATTAAAATTCACATAACCATATTTATCGGCTATATCCTCAAACTTCCAATCTGTTGAAAATATTTCAATTCCCTCTTTGGTTGGAAATAGCTCTATTGCTCTCCATAAATCTCCAGTTAAAATTAAATCGACACCACCACCAGCTAAAGGATTTTTAAAATACTTATCCTCTCTATACTCTTGGTCTCTATAAAAGCCGATTAAAGAACCATCTGGTTTTTTACCTAACAACCAACGTCTGTAAATTAAATTCCTTACTATCGGCTCTTTTTGTAAAAAAAACGCATTAAAAGTAATATCTATATTTGACTTTACTTTTTGTAAGTTTTTCAATAAAAGAGTAGAATATAATTCCATTTTATAAAAAACCCCCTCAATTTGTGAGAGGGTTAGTTTTTAATTTAATTAACCGTTATACTGACGGTATAGTTACTGTGATTAAATCACTAGAACCGCCATAATACAATCCGTCTAACAAAGTACTCTCAAATCCGCTTTCTGCGATTTTAATTCCGATAGTATCGTTGTTTACTAACGTTCCTACTGTTACCGTATAAGTACCGTCTGTGTTGTCAACTACTGCCGATACTGAACTTGGAGTTGCTTGTGTTCCTAAAACATTCCAAACAGCATCATCAGTTAATCCAGCTACTCCGTTTCCAGAACAAGCATCTGTTATTGTTACCGTTAATGATGTTGCACTATCAACTTCTACTACAATTTTTAACCCTATGATTCCAACTAATTCTTTAACCTCTGCTAAAGCTGGTGTAATAGGAATTAATGTCATTCCCTCGTTGTATTGAGTAGAGCTTCTTAATTGAGCTTTCATTGTTTTCATTTGTAAATCTGAACCTTGTTTAAGCTTTGTGCTTTCCAAGTGGACAACATTACAATCAAATCCGATAAAATTACCGTCTGCATTAGTTGCGCATACAATTGCGTTTTCGTAAACATTCCAAAAATCCCAACGGTCTGAACTGTTGTTAATTTTAGATACTGCTTTCATTTCGCAAATTGAACTCGTTAAATCAACTTCAAACATTGGTTTTCCCAATCTTACAAGTTGCATATTACCAATACTTGATGTATTAATAACATTGTCCTCGTGTGCATTTCTGTAATCATATCCTTTAAAAGGAAGTAGATTGTTTGCCTGTACTGCTTCTTTTAGCTTTGCCAAAAAAGTAGCATCATTTGGTATTACCGTTCCTTTCTTTGTTATGAAAGTTCCGAAGTAATCCCCTGTATTGTATGCACCACAAGCTGAAACACCTGTAAAGATACTCCCTTGTGCGCTACAATTAATAACTGTGTTATCTGCCATTATTTCTTAATTTTTTTAAATTGATATTCCTGTTTGTACTATTTCACAATCGGTATTGAAAAAATCTATTTTAACCTCCACTAAAATAGCATTACAAACAAACACTAGACTTTCTCCAGTAGTTTCTTTTCTATCTTTTGTATATGTTCTATTTGTAACAGAATAATTCTTTACTCTTTGTGTTTTAAAATTTGTTTTGTCGATTCTTGATATTTGAGAAGTTTGTAACGTTTCTATCAAACTATCAGCTATCGGTTGCAATATTAACTTATAATCGTATTCGTGTTGGTATGGGTTAAATTCACTCGGTGCTTGACTTTCGTGCAAAATTACTATTCTCGCATTCCTACTAACACTTGGTTCTCTTAAATCGTTCGTATCTTGTCCCTCAACTAACCAAATTAACGGAAAACTTAATTTACCGTTTAAAGTTAGATAATTAGCTAAAACAGTTTCAGTTCCCCAATTAAACTTAACCGTTGCAGTTTGGTCGCCTACTGTTACGTTTGGCAATACTTCAACAATTCGTGCTAATTGGTCTTCAAAAACTATCATATTCCGAATGAGTTTTGAGTGTCGTAAGTTCTGAACTTGCTTAAGTCTATGTTAGTAAAATCCTCTTTTTGGTCTTGCAAATATTTATATAACGATACATTAATATCATCATTACATCCGTACCAATCAATAAAATTCCCTATTACAATCGGTTCTGTTAAATAAC